ATTACGTCGCAGTTCGGCGGGACGGCGAAGACGTACGCGACGACGACCGCGGGGGCGATTCAGTCGTTCCAGATCGCGATCTCAGAGGCGGGCGAGACGGTCGGCGCGGCGTTCCTCCCGATCATTAATCAACTCCTCGACGTCTTCTTTACGAAGGGCCTCCCGATTATCGAATCAGTTTCTCAGGGGATCGCGAACTTCGTCGAAAAGAATAAACAGCTCATCGCGACCGTCATCGAAACGGCAGTCGGGATCGCAACGAACCTAATCCCCGTCTTCGTCAAGGTCGGGGAGTTCATCTTCGGGACGATCATCCCTGCGATCGTCGGGTTCGTTCAGAACCTAACCGCGCCCGGTGGAGTCACGGATTCCGTTGGACAGGTCGTCGGGGGCATTATGAAGGACCTCGTTCCCGCGTTCGGAAAGTTCTTCGACGGCGTGGGGAAACTCATCGGGAAAGTCTTCGAGCTCGTGGGCGTTCTATGGGGAGACGGTAGAGGCCCACTCGCGATCGCAGTTCAGGCGATCGGCGGAGCCTTCTCGATCGTGCTCAGCATCCTCGGGAATATCGGCGGGGCCATCGCGACCGCGATTGATTTCGTAATGAAACTCGGAAAGGCGATTATGGACTCCCCGATCGGGTTTCTCATTAAGGCAGTCGCGGGCATCGTCGGAGGCGCAGCGGGCGCAGTCGGGGGAGCGTTCGGGCTCGGCGGGAATACGGGAGTCGTCCCCGCATCCGTGACGAGCGGCGGCGGACGCGATTCCGTGGGCGGGCGAGACGTCGTCGTTTCTAACTCGATTACCTTCGGGCGCGATGCCGCCTCGAGCGTGAATACAACTCTCGGAGCGTCAGTCAGGAGCGCGACCGGGACTCGGATCTCGGGCCGCTAATGCCCGGAACCGCGCCGTTCCAACTCTACGTCGATCTCCCCGCGATCTCTTCCGCGGTTATCGCCTCGGGGACGGTAACGATTACGACGGCATCGTTCCACTCCGTCGCGACGGGATCATACGTTCAGGTCGAAGGGCTCGGCGGCGCGGGGACGGCGATGAACGGCGTCTTTCAGGTCACGGCGTCAAGCGGGACGACGCTCACGTATACCTCGGGCACGACCTCGGGAACCGCTACGGGAACCGCACTCGCAACGGGCGCGGCGTCTCAGGATGTCCTTAACCCTCTCGGAAACTATTCGTCCGCAGCTCGCCCCTTCGCCGTCTACGTCGATCTCGAGTCCCTCTCGATGAGCGCATCGGGAGACGGGAATACGAGCTCGATGGCGTTCACGCTCCTTCAGGACGTCACGCCTACGACGGGGCCGTGGCATCTTTCGATCCCCGATCAGGCGCGGATCAGGCTCTACAAAAAGAATACGGGCTCCACTCCGACGGATTCGACAGATCTTTACTTTATTGGAACGATCTCAAGCATCGCCGCCCGGATGAACGAATCGGGTCAGGGGACGATCTCCGATATCAATATCGAGGAGGTGAACGGCGTCCTCGATCGCCTCGTCGTATTCGGAAAGGAGCGTCAAGCGCGCGACCCTGAAGGAGAGGGCGGGTTTAGCAGATCGGGAAACGTGACAACCGTCACGACGAGCACAGATCACGGATACGCGGTCGGAGATAAGGTCAGAATCGCATCCGTCATCGGCGGATCGAACGCGACGTTTAACGGAACCTTCACGATCGCCTCGACTCCCGACGAGGTGACGTTCACGTATGCGAACAGCGGCAACGATGCGACGGGCGACAGTTGGCGGAATATCGGAACGATCGCTCACGCGACGAAAGGCACTAAAAAGATTCTTAATAAAGTTCGCGTGAATCTATCCGGGACCGCGTTCCACGGCCTCTCGTCGGGCGATACGGTTCAGATCAGAGATGCCGTCGGATCATCCGATAAGGCGACCGCGCAGATCAACGCCGTCTTTACGGGATCGAACGTCGTCAAGATCTCTACGACGGTTCTCGAACTTACGCTCAGCTCCGCGCTAACGACCGCGCAGACGTGGACGGGTGCGGGAGAGATTCGCGGGATCGTGACGATTACGCCGATCGGATCGCAGACTCAGACGACGATCCCGATCGTCGGGGGAGAGGACGAAGGGGACGCCGTTCGGAAGGTGCTCTCGACGGTGAACTCATATAAACGGCGCGAGTATCCCGTTCAGCGTCTCGTCTCGACGACGACGACCTCGGGGATCTCAAGCTCCGTCGCGGCCTCATCGGACGCGGGCCTCTCGATCCCGGGCGGGACGCTCCGAAGCGTTCTCGACTCGATCGTCGAGCTCTACGGCGGGCAGGACTCTAAAGAGAGGCGATACTTTATCAATCTCACGAACCGCGCTCTTCAGTATCGCCTCGTCGATACCGCGAGTCAGCCGACGTATGCGAACGCTCCATATCGGATCACGACCTCATCTCCGGGGACGCCCGATACGACGACGGCGGCGGCCTCGATCGCGCCATACTCTCTCGAGGTCTCCTACGATCACCAGACGACGAAACAGGCTCTCTTCGGGCTCAACTCAACGACGGGAGCTACGACGCGGAAGGTCGTTAAGTATACGGAGGTCGGATTTACGAATCGCTCAGGCTCGCCCGTCTTCGACGGAGTCGTGGAGTTCCCGACGGCGGCGGCATCGCCCGCGACTCAGGTCACGCGCGCGGCGAAGTCATACTTCATCGAACGTCATAAACCGCTCCTCACGGGGACGTTTACGCTACGCGGAGCGGGGACGGCGGCGCATAATAACCTCGGGTTCTCGGCGGGGTATTATCAGACGGGAGCGTCCACGTTCTCCCTCCAGACGAAGTGGGAGCCGGGGCAGTTCGTTTTTATCGAGTGCGTTCCGCTATCGCTCTCGGGCCTCTTCAGGGTCGAGACGGTCGATTGGAGCCTCGAGCCCGGGTCGTATGTTCAGGTCATCCGCGTCACGTTTAATCGTAGGAGTCCGAATAATCTTGTGGACGCCATTAAAAAGGGAGGGATCTCGTGAGTAGTCGCATCGGGTCAGATCAGAACTTTATCGCGACGACGAGCGCGGGAATCCTTGACGATCAGGCGAACTCGATCGTCTCGTCGGATACGACGTTCGGGTCTTCGCCGCTCGGAATCGCAGCTCGAACTCAGGCCCTCTATGGCATCGCGAACGCGAACTTTAACCTTACGCCGCCCGACCCTACGCTCCCGATCGTTGATAACGATAACCCTCTTCCGTATTGGACGGTCACGAATGGAACCGAAGGAGATGGTTCAGCGATCGCAGTCTTCGACGATTCGACTTCCACGTGGGGAGTTCAGTTAAGTCTCGGGACGTCGATTACGGATGCCGCGATCTCGATGACGACGCGATCGTTTCTCCTGAATGACGATAACCTCGCCCTTCGTCAGAGGGCCCTTTCAGTCGTTAGCAAAAGCGGGACCGCAGGTGGAACCGCGGCGCAATGGAGCCTCGTTCTCTCGGCGGAATATTTCTCGGCGACGGGAGATAGCCTCTCCTCATACGCGATCGGAACCGTTACGGACGTTACGTCGTGGACGAGTATTTCGGGAACGACAACCGCAGGAGGGTCAGCGATTAACGCCGCGGCGTCATATGTGGATCTTACGTTCACGATGACGGCACTCGGGACAGTTACGGGCTCCGCGAAGGCAACGATTAAAAGTCTTCTTCTACAAACTTCTACGGCGGGAGCCGGAGCTCAATCATTTCTCGTATCGGAAACGATTACGAGCTCGACGACGTGGACTCCTCCAACCGGAGTAACGAATCTCGTCGCCGTAGCGGTGGCGGGCGGCGGTGGCGGCGGAGGCGCGGGAGGGATTCGAGCTCAGGTTGATAGTGCGTCTCACCGTGGATTCGGTGGTCACGGCGGCGGCGCGGGTGGCTATTCGATTATTAGGAATATCCCTGTTACGTCCGGGTCCGGGATAACGATTGGCATTGGCGCGGGTGGCGCAGGGGGTACGGTCGCGACGTTTAGCGGTACGAGTACGACTTCGTTTTTCCCTGCGATTGCAGATACGGGAGCGAACGGAGCGGCGGGCGGGGCGACAACGTTCTCGACTTTAGTCACGGCATCCGGTGGCGGTGGAGGGACGGGAGGGTATCAGGGCACGAGTACGACCATTGGGACTACGACTATCGGCGGAAGTGCCGGAACGACAACGTGCACCGTTTATGAAGCGATCAACTCCGTTCCGGGTCGAGGCGGGGCCCGAGGATCTGCCGGCGTGGACGGAAGTTTCGCGGCATATAGCGCGATGCCCTATGTAAGTTTTTTAACCGGAGCGAGTGGAGGATCGGTTACTTTAGTTCGTACGGCAAGCGGGACAGCGTTTAGGCAGCAGACGGCTATCGGAACTTCTACTCTGGGGCTTGGCGGCGGCGGAGGTGCGGGTGGCGGGATGCAAGCGAACGCCGCAGTAAACCAGAACTTCGCGGCAGAAACTCTTCCGACCGCATCCGGCAGGGGCGGAGGAGGCGGTGGAGGATGTGGGTTCGGGATCAGTTCGGCCACGGGCATTAACTCGGGGGACACTTTCACGATTATTTGCGGTAGCGGTGGTAGCGCGGCGTTCGCATCATCCGCAGGAGGAGGCGGCGGAGGAGGGTTCGCATCAGCGGGAACGGTGGTGAGATCTACTACGGGGACTACGGTGTATACGTTCGCGGCGGGAGCAGGTGGAGCAGGGGCGGGCGGGGCCGTGACGCTTTGGTATATCGCCTAATGAAGAACTATGCCTTTATCAACGGGAATAATGTTGTGGTTCAGGTGATTATCGGGCTTCTCGATGAGGCACAAAAAGGACAGTTTCTTCGCGATTACTATATTCTCTTCGGTGCTCAGAATATTATCGAGGTGGAGTCAGGCGCGACGGCGTGGATCGGCGGATCGTATACTCCCGAGGAGGGATTTCTCCCTCCGCCTCCTCCGCCCGAGCCCGAGATCGTCGAGGGCACGTCCGAGGAGATCATCGAACAGATCGTAGAGGGGACGACGAATGACGCAGCGTGACGCGAATACGGAGATTCTCGCGAGGCTCGATCGCATCGAGAAGGACCTCGGGATGATTAAACTCGAGCTCGCAGAGACGCGCGGCGCGTATCGTCTGGCGAAGTTCGTGATCGCCCTCCTCGGAGTCTCAGGGCTCGGCGGCGTAACAGCGTGGTTCGCCTCGCAGGGTAAGTAATGCGGAAACTCGAGATCCGCTCTCAACTCGCCGTTGATCGCGAGGCTCGCAGGATGGGCGTCTGGGACGATTGCGGGCCATCCTCCGCAGCGGCGGCGGCCTCGTGGGTTCTCGGAAAGACGATCACGGCGCGCGAAGGCATCGCCGCGAAGGAGCGGGCGACGGGTCAGGTAGACGCTCAGGGCGTCTCGGATAACGGGTCGAATCTCCCGCAGCTCCTTAAGACGGTGAGGGTCCTCGGCGCAGACGGACGATATCCCTCCTCGTGGGATGACGCGATCCGCGCGGGAAAGAAGGGCGCGGCCCTGATCGTAAACGTCTCGAACGGGCTCTCGCCCTTCTATGACGGCGTCAAGATGAGTAAGTGGCATCGTCAGCTCGTCAAGAAGAATCCGGGGGCGGTCGGGTATGGGCATATGGTCGCCTTCGCCTACGACCCCGAGATCGGGTGGCAGTTCGCCGATCCGACGATGAGCGGCGACGGGACGGAGGTCTACGCCGTCCCCGTAACGGACGCTCAGGTACGATCGATCGCATCATCGAAGGGAGACGCGCCGAAGGCTCGGACCCTCATCGTTAAGAAGTAAGGAGAGAGACTATGGATTCACTCGTGAGCGATATCGTAAACGCGACGCTCGTCGCCCTGATCCCCGTCACGATCGGCGGGATCGCCTACCTCGCCCGTCAGGTGGCGGGATATCTCAAGGCCCGGATGAACGCCGAGGCGTACGCGATCGTCGAGAAGATCGCGGCGACCGTCGTCGCCTCCGTCGAGAAGACGCTCTCCTCCGAAGAGGGTCAGGTCAAGAAGGACGCGGCAGTCGCGCTCGTTCAGTCCGAGGCCCTGAAGCGTGGGATCGCGCTCGATATCGAGCAGCTCGAGAACGCCGTGGAAGCGGCAGTCCTCCGACTCGAGATCGCATCTAAGTAGACGCTCAACTCTCCGCATAGTAGACTCCGCGTAGACTCGACGTAGCCGTCGGGCGAAGTATGGGGAGGCTCTATGACGAAGATCGAAGACGCGCTAAAGAAGATCCCTCCAACGCGGAAGGGGTCGCGATGCTCAGTCGCCGCGCTCTATGCGGCAGTCCCGGAGGCGGAACGCGCCGCCCTTAAGAAGGCGGTCGAAGATATCGGCGTGAATCGTACGCCCGCGCTCGGGCTCTCTCTCGCGATCTCGTCCGCGTACGGGATCGACGTCCATCGGGCATCGCTCGATCGGCATCGTCGGAAGGATTGTCTCTGCGGGAGGATCGAACGATGACGAAGATCGAGAAGGCGATCGCGCGCGAGATGGAGGCGGCGAGTCAGGTCGTCGCATATGAAGAACTCAAGGCGGCGCACGTTCGCGTCCTCCGCCAACTCGAGAAGATCCGACGCTCGGAGGACGAATATACGGAGGCCGTCTATCGCGCGGCGAGAGATGCCGCGGCGTCGATGACGATTAAACCCGTCCCCGCGCCGAAGGCAGATAAGAGAAAGAAGGGCGAAGAGAAGGCGATCCTCCTCGTCGCAGATTTTCAGGTGGGGAAAGTAACGCCCGACTATTCGACGGAGATCGCCGCGTCGCGCGTCGCGCTCCTCGCGAAGAAGGTCGAGCAGCTCGTCGAGATTCAGCGTACGGATCATCCCGTCCGCGAGGTGAACGTTTTTCTCTTAGGAGATCTCGTCGAGGGCGAGGATATCTTCCCGGGTCAGGCGCACCTCATCGACTCAGGACTCTACGGGCAGATCTTCTCAACGGCAGAGATGCTCGCGGGACTCCTGCGATCTCTCGCCTCGCACTTCGAGACGGTGAAAGTATTCGGCGTCATCGGGAATCACGGAAGAATCGGGAGATGGGGAACGTCGCGGCCCGAATCCAACGCGGACGCGATCGCATATAAAACCGCGGCGATGCTCGTCCGAGACGAGAAACGGATCACGTTTAAGGAGACGTTTACGGAAGGCGAACGCCATTGGAACGAAGTCGTCCCCGTCACGGTGGAAGGCGTCACGAAGAAGTGGTTTCTCTTCCACGGCGATCAGTTAAAGGCATCGATGGGATTCCCGTTCTATTCCCTAAATAAGAAGCTCGGAGGATGGAACCTCTCGATCGATCGATTCGACTATGCCGCCTTCGGGCATTGGCATACGCCCGCGCGACTCGTCGCCGCGGACGGGAAACTTACCGCGTGGGCGGCGGGATCCATCGAGTCCTCGAATACGTACGCGCAGGAGTGGCTCGCCGCATCGGGCGAACCCGCTCAATGGTTACTCTTTCAGTCGCGCTCGGGGATCTCTGCGGAGTACCTGATCCGACTCGGGGAGTCCACCCCGTAAACTAAGGGTCCGCCGCCGCATCGGAGCCTCCCCGGTGCGGCGGCCCTTACTTTCCCTCTCCCGAGCCCGTAGGGCGTTTCGGGGGTATTCAGCCCCTCTCTCCGCAGTAACGCGCCTCTACGGGGCGCGGAGGGCATCCTACGGCGATTCTACGAGGGCTCCTCGTCCACGCTCAGGGCGAAGGGGTGGATAAAGAATATTCACGATGAATCTTCGGAACGCCCTTGACGGGCTCCGTGGTACGGGTGTACCATCGTGAGAGATCGGGGACTTACCCCGTGAATAAAAGGAGGCAAAATGCGAAAGCTAAAGTTTAACGCGGCGCACTTTACGGGACGAACTCAGGCGCAGGAGGATATCATCGCCGGCATCGGAAAGTGTGCCGCTCGATGGGGTACGCGGGCCGTACGAAAGACAGAATGCGACGCGCCGATCGTATGGCTCAGCCAAGAGGGACGCCGACGATGGGTCATTAGCGGATTCTGCGAGACTCACGGATCACTTACGAAGGATCTCTCAGAGAAAGAGGGAACCTACGAATCGTGGGCGCGCCTATCTGAAGTCCTACCCGCGACGATGATCGCCGCGGAGGTGCGCTAATGACCGCCGAACTTAAGACGGCGTTCTATTGGGACGGCGTGGATCACGAGGACCTCTATTGCGTATGCGGGACTCCGCATCCCGAGCAGATCTTCGAGGATGAGTTCCCCGCGAAGTTTATCCGAAGGTGCTCACAATGCGGCGCGGTCGCGGATCTTGACGAAGGTTCGGGCGAGTGGATCGTCCGCGGGGAGGTGCGCTAATGAAGGCATATCTCGTCCGCGCAGGTAGCGTCCGTCATCTTCTCTGCGCGGATTGTGTGAAGCAAATGGTCGCCGATATTCTCGGCGAACTCCGCGGGTTCACCGTGGACGAAGTCAGCGCAGAGGATCTCGCGATCCTGAAGTTCCCGTGGTGCGATGCGTGCGACGCATCCTTCGCCGGGGTTTCCGAAAAGATGGAGGTCCCTCAATGAACGAAGAGAAAAAGTTCGGCGCGCCCGACGACGGCGATCAGGTGGGCGAGTGCTCAGTCTGCGGCCCTCATCGCGCGGCGATCGAATCGGGAAAGATGCGCCCCTGCTACGAGTGGGAGCGCGAAGGCACGAAGAAGAAGGAGGTGGAAGATGAATAAGGCTCTAACGCTACTCGGGGAGGTCGTAGCCGTCCTCCTCTTTATCGCCGCGATGATTGGCATCCTCGCGATCGGAGCGATGCGATGATCGCCGTCACGTATCCGTCCCTCTTCGGGACGACTCCTGATCGGAAGATCGGAACGTGGGATGAGCTCGTGACGATCCTTTCGGATCATCGCGAGAACGCAGATAAGGAGCGCGCGCCGCTATGGTCGCCCGTCACTCTCGTCCCCGGCGGGACGCGAAAGAATGCGGCGGTCGCGCAGGTGAACGCGCTCGTCTTCGACGTAGACGGCGGGACGGCGTACGCGACGGCGAAGGCGGCCCTCGCGGATCGCGAATGGATCGCCTACTCGACCTTTTCGCATACGCGCGAAGAGGAGCGATTCCATCTCGTCGTCCGACTCCCCGATCCCGTATCGGGCGAGGCGTGGGCGAAGGAGTACGACAACCTCCGAAAGGGGTTCGGGTTCGGCGATAACCTGCGGGCTCCGTCGCACTCTTACTTTCTCCCGCAGCATCGCCCGGGGGCGGAGTATTTCGTGGAGGTTTCAGGATGACGCTTCGTCACGCGAGCTTCTTTTCAGGGGTCGGCGGACTCGACCTCGGGTTCCATCGCGCGGGGATCGCGACGGTGAGCCTTTCGGAGATTGATCCCTACGCCTCCGCCGTACTCGCGGAGAGATTCCCGAGCGTTCCGAACCTCGGGGATATCACGAAGATAAAAGACGAGGAGATTCCATATGCCGAAATCTATTCGGGCGGGTTCCCCTGCCAAGACCTCAGCGTCGCAGGGCGACGAAAAGGATTCCAAGATGGGACGAGGAGTTCCCTCGCCTTTACCTACCTCGACCTTGTGGAGCGAACTAAACCCCGTTGGGTTCTGTTGGAAAACGTCCCGGGGTTATTCAGTTCCAACGGGGGCCGCGACTTCGGGCGACTCATCCGTGAAATGGTCGATCTCGGGTATGGCCTCGCGTGGCGAACTTTGGACGCCCGCTTCTTCGGAGTGGCGCAACGCCGTCGGCGAGTCTTCATCGTCGCCGCGCGAGACGAAGCTTTCGGAAATCTTGGAGCCGAGCGCCGCCGAGGTTCTCCTTGAGTGCGCGAGCGGCTGCCGGGATCATTCGCCGAGCGGAGAGGCGGGGGAAAGTTCTTCCGAAGCCGCTCGCGGACGCGCTGAAGGCGATCGCGGACGGGACGGCGGATCAGGGATTCTCCGTTCGACGCCTCACTCCGACGGAGTGCGAGCTCTTAATGGGATGGGAGAAGGGGTGGACGATCGCGAAGGAGTGGAAGGTTCGCGGGGCTCCGAAGCCGTAGGGTTTACGAAGTCGTCGTTCGGCGGATATATCCCGACGGATAAGGGGGCGGGGACGCTCAGGGCGAAGGGTGGAGATATCGGCGGAGGCTCAGAAAACCTCGCCGTTTCTACCTATACGCACACTCTCACGGCCCCGACTCGAGGCGGAAGGCGCGATCGTATCCCGCGCGCCGTAACGGAAAAGGTTCTCACTTTCCCTTCCCGATTCGGGAGTAATGCCAACGTCACGGAGGATCAGGCGCAGTCATTCGCCCACTCAGCGGGGGCTCCCGCGGTTCTCCTCGGGACTTCATACGACGGATTTAATCAGAAGGTAGAAGAGGACGGCGCGCACCGAACGCTCAGAATCGGGCGAGACTCGTCGGACTTCGTGATCGCCCCGTCCCAAGAAGGAGAAGACGATCTCCTCCCGGTTGGGCTTGACTCTCATCGTTACCGCTGCGCGGGGAATGGCGTCGTCGCGAACGTCGCCGAATGGATCGGACGGCGCATCGTCGCCGTGGATACGAAATACGCCTCGGGGACGGTGGCGGGTTACGCCGTCTCCGAGGCTCTCAGTCGGGAGGAGGGATGAGCCCTCTCTACGACTACAGGTGCGCGCGATGCCAAAAGACGCGGGAGGTGGCGCAGTCCATTACGGACGATCGCCTAATCCTCTGCGAGTGCGGGTATTGGATGGAGCGGGAGATCCCGCGGCCCTCTCTCGTCTTTAAGGGCGAGGGATGGGCGAAGAAGGATAGAAAGTCAGGAGGCGGAAAGTGAAGCTCGATCGAAGAAACGAACCGAAGACGTTTAAGGATTATCGCCCGCTCAGTCGGGAGAGTCTCGTCCGGGGCGAGGACCGCGAGACGTGGAGGCTATGGATGCTCGTCATCTCGTTCGGCGGGATCGTCGTCTCAGGGATCATCGCCGCGGCGGTGGGATCGTGAGCATTTCGAAGGCGATCGATCCAAAGAGGGTCGGGATCTCGAAGAGTCTCGTTACCTCGACCGCGCTCTGCGGGCGTAAGGGATGGTTCTCCGAGAAGATCCGACTCGAGGACGGGTCGCGCCTCCCGTTCATCGCCCCGGAGCGCGTCGCGTTCGGGAGCGGGCTCGATGAGGCTCTCCTCATCATCGCCGAGGCCCTGCGCGCGGGGCGCACGTGGGACGAGTCGGACGTCGTGGACGAGGCCCTCACCGCGGTTATGGCTCGCCCGACGATCGGGATCGATTGGGAGATCTTCGAAGCGCAGCTCCGAGCGGCGATAAAGATCTTCGTCTACGACGTACTCGAGCCCGAGCTCGTGACGTTCCGAGACGTCTACCTTCAGGGGCTCGACGGCGAATCGCTCAAGGTAGACGGGCTCATCGGGACACCCGACTTTATCTTCCGAAAGTGGAAGGGCGAAGAGGGCGCGACGATGATCCTCGACCTCAAGGCGTCCGCGCGTTCGAAGTCCACGAAGGATCTCCGATCGGCAGAGATGGCCTTCTACTCGTACCTATGGAGCCGCTACTCGGCGGGAGAACTTCCGGGGGTCGGGTATCTGACGTACGTCCGAACGAAGCGTCCGACGTATCAGCTCATCACGGGAAAGGCGACGGGGGAGCATCTCCTCCTCGCCGAGCAGTATCTCGCGGCGACGAGATCCGTCGTCGGGCGCGATTCGGTGGAGGAGGTCGCATTTACGACCTCGTTCTGCGGATCGTGCGAATGGAGGAAACCGAACCCGCTCGTCGGGTTCGATGGTTGTAGCGTCGGGAGGCTCATCGCCTCCGACGAGAAGGAGGAGGAGTAATGGCAGGGTTCGATCTTTCCAACTACGTGGAGGTCGCGGATCGACTTCGGGAATGGTACGAAAAGAATCCGACGGCGAGGATCGTTACGACGATCGTCGAGCAGACGGAGAAGCGCGTCACGGTGAAGGCGGAGGTCTTCCGAAAGGCGGACGACGTACTCCCCGCGGGCGTAGGGCACTCGGCCCTCGGCGTTCCGGGGACGACCCCGTATACGCGCGGCGCGGAGCTCGAGAACGCCGAGACTTCGGCGATCGGACGAGCCCTCGTCGCAGCGGGACTCCCGTCGAAGAAGGTCGCCTCGGCGGATGAGGTCCTCGCGAAGAGGGGCGCGGCGGATGTTCAGGTCGCCCGAGCGGCGACGGAGATCTTCTCGGCGCAGGAGTCTGCGATCGAGACGGTAATCCTCTCGGAGAATCCGGTAGCAGCTACGGGCGCGCAGCTCGCAGCGGGGCGATGCCCGGTTCACGGGCGAGATTGGGCGTTTAAGGAGGGTACGTCGAAGGCGGGAAAGGCGTACGCCTTCTGGTCCTGCGGAGCGAAGGACGATAACTATCCTCGCGGATGGTGCGACGAGAAGCCTTCGAAGGCGTGGGAAGTCGCGCAGGAGGCCCGACGATGACGGGAGAGAAGAAGTGCGCGGAGTGCCGAAAGGAGGCGGCCTATCTGAAACCCGTCAAGGGTACTCGTCCGATTTGCCGCTCGTGCTATCTCGCGCACTTAAAGCGTCTCGCCGCGATCTATGGCGGGTCCAACTATGAGAACGAGCGGGCGGAGGTTCTCGTCGAACTCCGTCGGGTCGAGGAGGATCAGCGATGAAGGGGCGACCGTGGGCGAAGTTCGACGTCGGGATGGTGAGAGATGCGAAGGTCGCGACGCTCTCATCGGACGGCGTTCGGTGGGCGTTCGTAGCGGTTCTCCTCGCGGCGAAGGAGGCGGATCGCCCCGGATACTTCGAATCAGTCGCGCATCTTCGGGCGGTCGTATCTCCGACGGTGGCGGATTCGATTCAGGAGCTCGTCGATTCGGGACTCCTCGCCGTGGACCCCGAGGGAACGATCCACGTCGCGAAGTGGAAGAAGTATCAGATCGACCCGACGGGAGCCGAGAGGGTGAAGCGTCATCGCGACCGTCACGTCGTCGAGGTAGTAAAGCCTTCGGCAGTTCGCGGCGGTAAACCGTCCGCGCTCGGCGACCTCCTTCGGGAGGTGAAGGGATGAGCGGGTTCGGCTATCTCGTGCCGATCGATTTGGAGATCCGTCAGCGGGCCCGAGAACTCCTCTATCCGGGGGAGACGACGAGCTACCTCGGGAAAGAGGCGGAGGTCGCGGGGGCGTTCGGAGAGGCCGCGTTCGAGCGGGCGTGGGCTCGACTCGGCGGGAGCCTTCTCGAGCACGTCGGAGCCTACGAGTTCGATTATCGGGAGAGGACCATCGGGGAGATCGAGGTAAAGACGAAGCCTCGGAGCGTACGCCCGGAGCCGCACTATCAGGCGGGAGTCGCCGTCGCGAACCTCGAGTTTCAGCATCCCTCGGCGTTCGTCTTCGTCTCTCTTTACCCGAAGGCGGAGGGTCCGTTCTTCAGGTACGAGGAGGCGTGGATCGTCGGATGGATGAGCGATGCGGAGTTCAGGGAGAGGAGCGTCCTCATCCCGAAAGGATCAACGATGGGCGGAGGAGGGGCCTCGTTTCGCGATATGCGGGACGTGGATCTCTCGCAGCTACGACCGCTCGAGGATCTCGTCAGTAACGCTCTCCGCGTTACTTCTCCGTTACAGACCGTTACAAAAACGTTACGAGTAACGGAGGAGATGAGAGATGAGAGATGAGAGATTAGAGATGAGAGAAGATATTTATAGAAAAGAAGGAGGGGCTATGACGGAAGAGGTGAAGAGTTTCGAGGCTCGGATGGAGCCCTACTACCGCGAAGCGTTCGCGATTCTCTGCGAGAGACAACGCCGATACGGCCCGAAGAATATCCTCGAGGCGGGGACGTGGGGAGTGCTCGAGCAGCTCACAAATAAAGTCGAGCGGGCGAAGGCTCAGATTAACGGCGAGGTCGTCAGCGGGAGGATTCTCATTGACGAGCTCGGGGTGGAGCGTGAGGCAGTCCTCCGGGATAGCATCCTCGATCTCGTGAACTATTCCGTCATCCTTCTCGCCCTTCGCGATGGCGAGTGGACGAAGGATATGAGAATGGAGGTCCGTTAATGACGCGGCGGGACGAGGTTCTTCAGATCATCCGAGGGCACGTCGTCGCGAACGGCTACCCTCCGACGGTTCGTGAGATTGCCGCGGCCCTCGGGGTCGGGCACTCTACGGCGCAGCGCGCCATCCTCGAGCTCATCGCGGAGGGAAAGATCGAGCGGCAGGGCGGAGCCGCGAGAGGGCTCAAGGTGAACGAATGAGATTCGCATATGCCGATCCGCCTTATTTCGCGCAGGGGAGGAAACTATACGGAAAGCATCACGCGGAGGCCGCCGTCTGGGATTCGAAGGAGGAGCATATTCGCCTCATCGAGCGGCTCGTCTCGGAGTACCCGGACGGGTGGGCCCTTTCCGCGAACCCCGCGGATCTTCGGTGGCTTCTTCCGCACACTCCCGAAGGGACTCGCGTCTGTTCGTGGGTTAAGACGTTTCATCAGATCCGCCCGACAACGGTTCAGTTCGCGTGGGAGCCCGTTCTACTCTTCGGCGGGAGGAAAGACAATAAGCGATCCCCGATGGTGCGGGATTGGTATATCGGAGTCCCAACGAGAAAGAAGGGGCTTCCCGGCGCGAAGTCGGACGCGTTTAACGATTGGATATTGGATCTCCTGAACTATAAAGAAGGGGATCAGGTAGACGACTTATTCCCCGGCACTCGCGGGATGGAGCGCGCGACTAATCGTCAGGGCGTATGGAGGATGGAGCGATGAAAGGCGTTCGTTTGATTAAGTGCCGCGTCTGTCGCCGCCCCGGTGGGGAGTGCGAGACGTTCGGTAGGCTCTATCTCGATCCTCCGCGGACCTGCGGGATCTGCGGAGTTCAGATGCGGGCGATATACCTCGGAGGTCCCTTCTTCGGAGGGCACGAGGGCGAGGTCTTAGCGTGGGAGTGCGCGGGATGTGATACGGCGAAGGCCGAAAGGAGGGAACGTGGAACGAATCGGAGAGTTTAGGATGACGGGCGGCGGGGCCGCGATCACGGTCGCGCTCGAGGTCGGAGAGTATCCGTCAGGGCATACCGCGCTCGTCGCGGTGGATGCGAAGACGGGGGAGCAGCTCGCGAAGCTCTCCGTCGATTTCCCCGACGAGGAGATGGCGGACGGAGAGATCTATCTCAAGGATTACGCAGAGAACGAACGCCTCGCGCAGTATGCGATCGGGCTCGGGTTTCTCGAGCCGTCGGAGACGGGGCTCGATCTCGTGAGCGGGTTCCGAGAGTTCCGCCGATATCGGATCATCGGGTAGGATCGGCATATGGCAGGAGTAAAGGCGAAGAAGAACGCAGGGCCTCGCAAGGAGCCGAGGTTTATCGTCTCGCCCTGCGGCGGGTGCTCGTCGCCGATCTCCGCGCTCCGAGACGCCTACCGCGTGAAGTGGATCTCCTTCGATTCAGGGAAGAGGCGATCGGGGATGACGTGGCGGCATCGCGGATGTGTGGGACTTAAGTAATGGCGCGAATGAAGGACCTCGCGATCACGGAGGCGAATAAAGAGAAGTCCGTTCGGGGTAAGAGGGCGCGCAACTCGGGGAATGCCTTCGAGCGTGAGATCGTCGCCGCCTTCGGGAACGGTGCGCGCAGGGTCGGGCAGTTCGGCGGAAAGACGGACGTAGAAGTCCCCGGATGGTTAGCGATTCAGGCGAAGTGCGGGAACGGATTCTTTCCGACGCGCCTCGATAACGCGCTCCGATCTCTCTCCGTTCGCGGCGATGAGCTGAAGGCGGTCGTTGTCGGGAATAAACCGGGGGTGGGCGTCAGGCGTACGAGCCTCATCGTCTTCGACCTTCAGGACTTTCTCTCGTACTACAACCATCGGACGGAAGATGAGCCTTCGGAAGACGCCGAAGGCTGAGCGCGTCTCTCGCGAGGAGATCATCCTCGCGCTGAGTCAGGCGAAGATCTCGGCGACGGCGGCCCTGAAGGATACGCCTCAATACGTCGCGGGATACGCGGACGGGATCGGGCTCGCGATCGATCTCATCCGAGCCGTCGAGGACCTCGAGAAGGCGATCGTCCGAGAGGATTACGAGAGACGATGATTATCCGATCCGCGATCGCGTGGCTCGTCTTCGTGATTGGAGCCTCCGTGATCGTCGCCTTCGTCCGCCCGATCTCCGAGCAGGTATTCCCGCTCCCGTCAATCTTCGCCGAGCGGGATTCGATAAAGCCTGAGCCCACGCCTGAGCCGATCCTCCCGAACCCTACGCTTCACGGCATCGCGACGCACTATGACGCGGAGCGCAACGGAGAGACGACGTGGTATTCCCGCGCAGGGATCGAGTTCTACGGCGCAGCGGGCCCCGATCTTCGGAAGGAGGTTCGGCACAAGTGGCGGAACTCTTATCGCGTCATCGTGGCGTCGGAGAGGACGGGGCGATCGCTCGTCGTATGGATCGTGGACTTTTGCGAGTGCCGAGGCGGAGATAAGAATCCGAAGAACGATCGTCTCGTGGATCTCGCGCCCGCAGTATGGAACGCCCTCGGGGTCCCGCTCCATCTCGGAGTGACGCCCGTATCGATCGAGCTCCTCCCCTAAGTTCTCGCGATCGGCTATCCTCGCGATCCGGGAGGAGGCAGCCTCCCGGACTAAGAGGAGGACGAATGGCATCGGAGACGAAGGCGGATCGGGCCGAGCGGGTGAGGCATAACCTCACGACCGCGGAGGCGAAGATCTTCGTCGCGATGGTACGCGGAGCGCGCGGCGACTCTCGCGTCCTTACGAACGTCACGAACGCGCACGATACCCTCGGGCTCCCTGCGTCGTGGATGCGCGAGCGTATGGCGGGAAGAATCAGGATTAAACCCGTCGATCTCGAGATCCTCGAGCGTCTCCTCTCAATCTCGAAGACGGGCTCCGTGGAGGCGGCGGATCGGAAGACGAACCGCGAGGAGTCATCCCTCGAGGTGGCGAAGTATCGGAACGCGATCGGAAAGATGTGTCGATCCTGCGCCCCTGATCCTAAGAGGGGCGAGACTGAGCAGCTATGCCCGGACTCCGTATGCCCTCTCCGTTCGGTATCGCCGCTCCGCCTGAGCGATAAGGCGTGGGGACCTCCGATCGTTGGGAAGGATTGGGGGCGTTAGGATGCCATCGGGCGCGCGTGGATGCTCGTTAGGCGAGATGCCATATGGCGAGAGAACCGAGGTTCGACTCCTCGGCGCGTCCATCATCCGAAGGAGGGTCTATGGCGAAGAGTGAAGCGAAGTCCGATCCGTACACCCTGATCGAGGCGTACCTCGCGGACGCACTCGTTACCCTCGAGCTTCAGGATTGGGAGATCACCGTCTCCCGAGAGGCCGCGGATATTACCTCTCACGCCGATATCGAAGTCCACGATCAGCGCAGGACGGCGGATCTTAGGATCGCCCGAGACTTCTTCACGCAGTCCCCGGAGCGGCAGCGTCTCATCCTCGCGCACGAGCTCTCGCATATCATCTCGGCCCGACTCGATCGGGTTATCGAGAATCTCGAGGAGCCTCTCGGAAAGATTGGATATGCCCTACTCGAGCCGAACTTTATTGACGCGACGGAGAGGATGGTCGAGCACTTCGCTCGACTGATCGCACGAGAACTCCCGATCCCGAACTTCGGGCGGTGAGCCCTCTCGTCCCTTGTCTCGAATGCGGAGCTCCATCCCGCGCGTCGCGGTGCGAGATCCACGCCCTACCTGATCATCGGAAACGCCCGGGCTACGGCGCGGAGTGGACGAAGATCTCGCGAGAGATGAGGAGACGCTATCCGTATTGTGCGATCTGCCAACGCTCCGACCTCCCGCTCGCGGTGGACCATATCGTCCCGCGCTCCCTCGGAGGGACGGACGCCTTCGTAAACCTACGGACGCTCTGCGGAGATTGCCATCGAAGGTATGGCCGAACGAAACGATCGAGGGGGAGGGGGATCGGATTCTGAGACGCCTACACCCTGTATATCCGACCCCCCATCGGCTACGCGCGTCGGGGGGTTTTTTGGTTTTGGTGGAACGAACCGG